CACAGTAAATTGGAGGAATATCTAATGGATAAAATTCTTGAAAAACTTGCTGGTGTTTTAACTGCTGAAGATTTGCAGGAAATTAAAGAATCCTTTGAATCTGCAGTAGAAGAAAGACTTCAGGCAAAATTAGAAGAAGAAAAACAAGCCATTGCCAAGAAAGCTGATGAATTTTGTAATCAAAAAATCAAAGAAGAGGTTGAAAAGAAAACCGTTGAATTGGAAAATCTCGCCAACCAGTATTGTGAAGAACGCTGTGCCAAAATCACTGAAAAGGCACAAGAAAAGCTTGATACCCAATGTAAGAAATTGGAAGAAGCTGCTGAACAATACATCTATGAATACTTTGATGAAAAATTCACAGAAAAGTATGGTAAGGAACTTGAAGCACTTGAAGAAAAAGTAATTACTGGTTTAGACAAGTACCTTGAATATAATATCTCCGAAAAGATTAGTGAAAAGCTTATTAACAAGACTGCTATGACTGAAACATATGCTCCAATCATTGAAGGTATTCAACACCTCTTTGAAGAACAGTATGTTCCAATGGATTTGACTGGTTCCAAGAAATTGCGTGAAGCAAAGGCTGAAAATGCTGAATTGGAAAAGTCATTGAAAAAGCAGCTCGCTGAAAATATGCGTTTAATTGATCTTGTAGAAGATTCAACCAAAAAGGCTACTATCGCTGAAAAGACCTATGGATTGGATGCTACCCAAAAGGCCCGCGTTCAAAAGTTCTTTGAAAGCAAGTCACTTTCCGAAACAAAGAAAGACATCGATGACTATGTTGAAATGATTACTGAACAATCTATCAATATGCGTAATAATCGTGCTAATTTGTTTGAAAAGAAGTCTCGTCCAGTATCTCGTTCTGCCAAAACGGAACAGGCTATTGAGCGTGATGATTTAATCACTGAAAAATACAAGAAACCTTCCACATCTAATCGTTTCCTTGACGATGCGGCTAGATATATGGGAGAAGATTAACATTCAAATTTTCAAATAAAAAAATTATAAATACAATATAATAACAAAACTCATTTACATAGGAGAAATCAAAATGAATACAATTAAAAACACATTGGTAGAAAACTTGGCTACTCAGGGTCAAGAAAAGCTATCAATCAATGGTATTAAAGATAAGTACATTCGTGAAAACATGAAGAAGCTTATGGAAAACCAGATCCGTCAGGATATTGGCTCCGCTTTGAACGAAGACTTCACAATGGGTGTAGGTGCTCCTCTTGGTGCTGACCAGGGTATCCCTCATGGTGGTGACAGTAAGGCTGTCTTTGCTCCAATTTCTTTGGCTCTTGTCCGCCGTGTATTCCCACAGTTGTTTGCTAACGTTCTAGTTGGTGTCCAGCCCCTTTCTGGTCCTGTTGGTTTGGCATTTGCCCTTCGTTATGTTTACAAGGATGCCGCAAATCCTGAAAAATTAGTTGAAGCCGCTTGGAAGGCCGTTCCTGAATATTCCGGTTTCTCTGGTTCTACCGCTAACACAAGTGGTGCTCCTGATGCTGGTACTGGTGTTGATACACAGTCCGCTGAAGCCTGGAAGATTACTGGTCAGTATGATGAAGTTCAGACACACAATGACTTCTCTAGCGGTCTCCGTGGTAAGATTCCTGAACTTGGTTTGATGTTCTCTCGTCAGTCCATCGTTGCCAAGACTCGTAAACTCGCTGCTTCTTTCTCTCTTGAATCTGCTGAAGATATTAAGAGAATGCAGGGTGTTGAAATGATGCAGGAAATGGTTAATGTTCTTCAGTATGAAATGACTGCTGAAATTGACCGTGAGACAATCGCTCGTTGTAAGTCCATCTGCAAACCAATCGTTTGTACCGCTGGTAAGGCTGCTGATGTAGAAGATGGTTGGGTTGGCCGTTGGTCTCAGGAAAGATACTCTCGTATTGTAGGTATCATTGTAAAGACTGCTAACGATATTGCTACTGCTACTCGTAGAGCTGCTGCTAATATCGCTGTAGTTTCTCCTGATATGGCTTCTGTTCTCCAGCAAGCTGCTCCATTCTTCAACAAGGTCACTGGTGAAGTTAACGGTTCTACCGCTACACCTGAAATTGGTACATTGAATGGTTCTATCAAGGTTTACCGTGATAACTATGCTGTCAATGCTTTCACTGGTATTGACAATGGTGAAGTATTACTCGCCTATAAGGGTACTGGCGTATCCGACTGTGGTGTAGTATTCTGCCCATATGTCACTGGTGTTGTAAACCAGGCAATTGACCCTAACGACTTCTCTCCACGTGTTGGTGTTATGAGCCGTTATGCATTTGCTAACAATATGTTGGGTGCTGATAACTATTACCGCTTGCTCAAGTTTGACACTGGTGCAATCTGGGCAAAGGCCGGTGAAGGTTTCACATTCTAATTTAAACTGGAAACGTATAACAATTTATTAAGGAGAAATATATAATGAAGAATCCTACATGTAACGGTAATGATTTGTACCAAGTTGGTAATGATTACCCACAGGCCCCAATTTCTGCTTACTTCAATGCTTCCTCTTATCACGATGGAATCTACACTGAATTGA